AAATTTATTTTTATATTTGCTTAATTTTGAAAATTTTCCTAAATATTATATATTTTTTGAAAAAAAGAACTTAAAGATAATTTCTTAGCGTATTTTATAAAATGGACGAACAAAATGAGCAAATTGAGAAAATCTCTGGTAATATTCATACCGAGATTTTCACCGAGGAAACTAATGCGTTTCAATGTAAGAAATTCTTTCTTACCTATCATTTAAAAGAAAATGAGACAAAAGATCAAGTTTTTAAGAATTTGGAATATTTGGGAGAAGTTTGTGAAAAGTATATCTTCGCAGAAGAATATGGAAAATCAGGTAATACACCTCATATACAAGGTGCTTTTATACTTAAAGCGAAAATGCGCGCAACAACAGTAGCGAAATATTTTAAGAATGGATGTACTTTAAGAAAGTTGAAAAATTGGAATAGTGCTTTTAATTATTGTTTAAAAGAAGGTAATAGAATTTTAACTAATGTTAAAATCCCTAAACCTATTAAGATAATAGAGAATTTGTATGATTGGCAAAAAAGAATAGAAAAATTGTTTTTGGAAGAAGTTGATGAAAGAAAGATTTATTGGTTTTGGGAACAAAAAGGAAATATTGGAAAAAGTGCTTTTATAAAATATATGATAGTTAAACATAAAGTTTTATATTGTAGCGGAGGTAAATATACAGATATAATGAATTTAGTATTTAATCAAAATATGGACGATTGTAGAGGTGTGTTTTTTGATATACCAAGAGCGAATCTTGGGAATATATCTTATGCATCATTAGAAAATATTAAGAATGGTATGATTTGTAATACAAAATATGAAACTGGAGTTAAAGTTTTTAATAGTCCTCATATCTTTGTGTTTGCTAATGCTAGACCTGATTGTCTTGACAAGTTAAGTTTAGATAGATGGGTTATTGAAGAATTGTGTTAGTTTTATGATTATCCGAGAACAGATAATCATAAAACGGTCCTGGGGCGGACCATTTTATGATTAGCGTTCCGCTCCGTCTGTAGATTTTTTGGGGGTTTACCCCAAAAAATCATCTATATTATTGAGTATTAAAGTGAACTTCGTTGCAATATAGCGTGTTTTAATTGTCTGCTCCAATAGGATCGCGCCATTTAACTGTTCGTGTTACATCGACATAAACAGGAGTGGTCGTGGCGGTATCACCAGGTTCACCTCCTTGATTTGAAGAAATTAAACACCATAATGGTTGTAAAGCAGGAATATTTTTATAATTCCAACCAGTTAATGGATATGGTTGTTGTGTATCAGTAGTGCCAGGCAAAGTATAAAATTGATTCATTAATTTATTATGATTAAAATCAAAGAAGAATGTATTAACAGTACTTGATTGGTTTCGTGTAGGGTCTATAATCTTGATATATTGTTTATATATTTTGAAACCTGATCTTGGTAAATAATTACCACTAGCCATATTATTAAGACCATCGAGAGCCTCTGGCAGTATAAGGTTTCTTTGAGATAAAGACGATGTAGGTATAGACATATTTTTTTGAGTGAAGAATATTATACTAACACGTGTAGCCTGTCTACAACCGACTTCAATACGGTATGTAGAACTTTGAGCATAATATTTACCAGAATCTGGTATATCACGATTTTTTGGATACCATAAACTAGTTTTTTCAGTATCACCAACGGGGCCAACCCCTTCATAATTGAATCTTTGAAAATCTCCGATTGTTGTTGGTAAAGCCGCACCAGCAGCACCTTTCATTTGAAAAATAGGTGCTCTAACTGTACTAACTATTGGAACTTCAGCAGATTGTGATGCAAAATTATTAATATTAAATAATATCGGGTATTGTGTTCTTACATCGAAGAGAGTAGAAGGATATGCTGGTACTGACGGAACTACTCTAGCGATTTGTTTATTAGTCTGTAAACACCCGTGTTTATCTAACTCGTTGAGACGAACCCTTTTAAGAAGAGAGGCAACAGTTTTGGTATTTGTCCTAGCTTGAGAATGTGTTGATTTTTTATAATTCTTACGAATGTATCGTCGCTTTGCTTTATAAGCAGATGCTATTCCAGACTTAGGTTGTTTGGGATTACCTTTAGTGTTTGGACGGAAGCCCATAATATATATTAAGAAAATAAATACTTAAAGACAAAAATTTATTTTTATATTTGCTTAATTTTGAAAATTTTCCTAAATATTATATATTTTTTGAAAAAAAGAACTTAAAGATAATTTCTTAGCGTATTTTATAAAATGGACGAACAAAATGAGCA